GCCACAGGCGTTGAAACTACAAATACTTCTATAGATTCAAGCGGAAACGTATCTGTAGGTGGTACAACAGCATTAGCGGGAACTTTTACAAGATTAACACCAGAAAATATTATAGATTGGGATTATATTTCATGCCCAACTCCTATAGTTTCAACACTTACAGGCGCAGGCGGCGCTGATGGAGTCTTGGCTGACGGTGAATTGTTCGGTATGCTTTTCCCTGGAAAAAATGGTCAAGTTACACCAGTCCAAGGTAGTATAATTGGAGCGCACACCGTTGCTGCAAGTGGTTTTATGGTAGAGGGTACAATCCCCGCTACTGATACAAACGGCACAGCCGCAGGTTTAAACCTTCAAGGGGACGCTGCAACCGCTGACAACACAGGTATGGAACTTATATTTGGTGGATCACAGCATGGTGGTGGTGCATCTTGCACTATTGGTACACATGCAATGGTTTTTGATGCAACATTTAACAGTGTTGATTTTACTGACCAAGATTGTGTTGCAATCGGATTTAGAAAAAAAGAAGAGTTTCAAACAGGACATCAGCCTATCATAGCAGCAGCATCAGGTGATGCTGTTTATACAGACTATGTAGCTTTTGGTGTTCTATCAGCAGATGATGTTCAAATATCAACTAGACTTAATGACGGAACAACCGCACATGTAGACTCAACTCAAGCGACTGCAGCAAGTGGTAATCATAGATTCCAAGTTACTGTGTCTTCTGCGGGTGTTGTGACCTTTGCTCACATTGGCGCTGCTGTTATGAGTGCAGGTACTTTAGCTGCACCAAGTACAACAAAAGCATTTACTTTTGACGATGGTGATGTCGTAGTTCCTTATCTAAGTATCTTGAGTGTTAACGCAGATTCTGCAATACACTTAAAAGCTATCAAGATAACTCGTACACCTGGAATTAGTTACACAGATTAATAATTAATCGGGTGGGGTGAAAGCCCCACCTTTTCCAGAATAGGAGATCAATATGAGTCACAGCTCAGACATACAAGTCCAGTTTATAAGTGATGAAGTTGTAGCAGATGATAATTTCATTGTTACTGCAGCAAGACCAAATACAGGAGCAACACTAGCAAACGCATCTTTTGCTTCTGGGGGTGCTAGAATTTTAGCTGTATCAACTGCAGGTACTGGAGATAACGGAAAGACCAATACCATAGTCGGTACTGATGTTTTTGATAATGCGATTACAGAAGTAATTACTTCTACAGGTTCTGCGGAAGCTGTCGATGGTGCTAAGTATTTTAAGACAGTCACTTCGATTACAAGCTCTGCACAATTTGCAGGGAACATAATAGTGGGGTCTACTGCTAGTGCGGCGCAAGCTGTTTTTGGCGGTCCAGTACGGCTTAAAGGGTTCTCTATTGTATCTGGTGGTACTGCGGGAATCATTGAGTTTATAAATGGTACTCCAGAGTCGGGTACGGTTTTATTCAAAGCTCGGACTATTGGAACAGACAACACTACGCTAGATAGAACTATCCCTGCAGATGGGGTTTTATTTAGTTCTGGGTTATCTATCAAGTACACGATTGCTACTATTGATATGATGACTTTCTTTTATGCGTAACGACTACAAAAAAGGCGGTGAAGTTCGTAAAGACACGGGCATGAAAGGTATGTCTATTGGTAGTGGGGACAAGCGCCCTACTAAGTCTGGTGCGGGCATGACGGCTAAAGGTGTTGCTAAGTATAGAAGAAACAACCCTGGATCAAAACTCAAGACCGCTGTTACAGAAGACAAACCTACAGGTAAGAGAGCATCTCGTAGGAAGTCATATTGCGCTCGTTCAGCAGGGCAAATGAAGAAGTTTCCTAAAGCAGCAAAAGATCCCAACAGCCGTTTACGGCAAGCAAGAAGAAGGTGGAAGTGCTAATGGCAAATTTCATAACAAAAGCCGCAGAAAAACTGTCAAGAAAAAAGAAAAAAATGAAGAGTGTTATGAATCCTGAAACAGGATTGTATGAACGAGTAGAGGCTAAAAAACCCCCTATATCTGAGTCTGCTAGGGTTAAAAGAGAAGACCCTAATAAACGACCTGGGTTTCTTAAAATGATGAGTAAAACCGAAGGAAGAGATATTATACCTTCCGCACTTTTTGGAGCGTTAGGATCATTAGGATTCGGAGCAGATGACGATGTTGTTACTCAGCCTATGGAAGCAAAAGAAAAAGAAATGAAAAAAGGCGGTAAAGTACGTGGGAGTGGTATTGCTAAAAAAGGAATAAGAAAGTGTAAAATGAGGTAACAATGACAGAAAGAGAATTAAAAGTTTCTAAAAACCCAACTAAAAATAAAAGATTTAATACGTATGACCAACATAGAAGACGAGCCACAGATAAACTTAGAAAAGGAGTAGATAGTGGGAGGATAAATATGGAAGATGCGAGGAACTCGTCTGCAAAAGACGAAATATATCGCGAAAGAAAATATTATACAGATTCAGATCTGATTGATAGTTATGGCGCTGATGCTCAGAGGTCTAAAGGTTTTGGAAGAGAATTTCAAATGGGAGAAAAGTTGAGTGGTGGTGGTAAAGTCCGTGGTATGGGCGCAGCCAAACAAGGTGGTAAATTTGGAAAGAATGGCTAATGGCTATGTCACGCGCACAAATGGGTAAGCAGATAGCAAACCCGCCAATGAAAAACAAAATGTCTAAACTCTCGCAGAAGAGAAAAAAGAAGGCAGCAATGGAGAGAAATAAAAAGGATGGCGTATCTACAAAGTAATATACCCTATTTTAAAGCATGGGTGAGAAGAGAGTACACGAAGAATTTTATAGATTATCACGGAGAATTTTTACACGCTATGGTGATCGCAGTAACAACAATGCCGAATAGGACTCTTAGTTTCCAAGTAATATTTACTGGGTGTGAAACTGATGATACGGATGAGCCTAATGTACACGGTGGAGCTATGTGGGCGAGAATGCCCCTAACAGCTCTTGTCGCTGATGTAACGTATGAGGAATGGCCTACAGAACTTCCTTCGTATGTAGCACAGCCTTGGGACTGCATGTCTCATAACCACTCCGTTTATAAATTAGAAAGAGCCTCACCTGCTCCTTGGATAGCTAAAGTTGATGGTGAGTTCTATCCTGCGAAATACTACTTCACGGTAGACTATACAGATAGTGAAGTAGCTGACGATCCTGCACAACATAAACAAAGTCATGTACTTGAATTATTAGACGCAGGAGAGTATACAGGTAACATTGTTGCTCTACCCAACAATAGAGTTCGGGTTACACACCCTGCGTGGTTTGAAACAGGTGAAGGCGCACCAGACTTTAGACCAAATCAACACACTTTTCATTCTAAGCAAAACCATGAATATGTGTGGGATACTCAACGTGTTTTTAACAACTTGTATAAGGAAGAATAAAATGGCGATACGAAAAGGCAACCCTGGAATTGGGAATATAAACGAAATGATGGAGCAATTAAAAGCAGGAACTATGATCTTTGAAGATGGTATGTTTAAACCTGCTCCTGTTAAAGCTAAAAAAGCAGGTGGCATGATGAAGAAGGGTTATGCCAAAGGTAAGATGGTCAAGAAGATGATGGCAGGTGGCAAAGCCAAGAAAATGATGTCCGCAGGTAAGCTTGTCGGTGGACAGAAAAAACTAGATAAAAATAATGACGGGAAAATATCTGGTGATGATTTTGCAAAGATGAAAGCGGGTGGTATGACTAAGAAGAGTTATGCCAAAGGCAAAATGGTCAAAAAAGGCATGGCTGCAGGCGGCAAAGCTAAAGGCAAAGCCAAAGGTGGTAAGTCTAAGGTACGTGGAGCAGGTATTGCCCGTAAAGGTGTACGTTCCGCTAAGATGAGATAGTCATGCGTAGTTATTATAAATCTGGTGGTAAGATATGTCCTAAAGGTAAATCGTGGGCGAAGCGAACCTTTGACACTTACCCCAGTGCGTATGCTAACATGGCTGCATCTAAGTATTGCAAAGACCCTAACTATGCTAAAGGTAGCAAAGGAAAGAAGAAAAAGTAATGGGTGAGCTTAAAGATTGGGTAAAACAAGACTGGGTTCGTATCGGTACGGACGGAAAGATTAAAGGTAAATGTGGGACTTCTAAGGATAAGAAGAACCCCGACAGATGTTTACCAAGAAGTAAGGCAAACAGTCTAAGCCAATCACAAAGGGCGACCACTGCTAAGAAAAAGAAGAGCGCAGGCGCAAAGGGAAAAACAGTGGTAAAGAACACAAAACCTGCTACAGTGCGATTAGCACATGGCGGTTTGGCTAGGAGACGAAGATGAGTACCAGACAAGAACAACTAATAGATTTAGCAAGAGAAGGTAATTCAGAAGCTTTAGCAGATTTATTTAAAGAGTATCCCGCCGCCTATAGAAAAGCCTTTGGTAACAAAGCAGGAGGCAAGATTAAAGGTTTTAAACCTGGAGGACTTGCTAGAAGTAAGCGCAGCATTGCAAGAGGCTGTGGAGCAGTTGATGAAAAGAGACGTAAGAAAACTTTATATATTTAGGAGATTAGTATGGCAGATTTAGAGATGATTCATGTTAAGAACGGTGAGGGCAACAACCCTCTATATCAAATCGGCATCAAACACGCAGATGGTACGCATACTATTGTTTATGATAAGCTAAGAAAAGAACATCAAGCTATAGCGTATCTTGCAGAGTTAGGCACTACTACTGTAGAAGAAGCCCCTGCAATAGATGCAGCAATGGATACGCTTACCATCACAGAAACTGGTATCGACGAAGAAGTTATGGTTGAAGTAAAAGAAGAAACAACAATTGTTCCTAATTACGAGACTATGACTAAATTAGAGTTAGAAGAAACAATGCGGTTTCATGATATAGAGCTTGACAGACGCAAGAACAAAAAAGATTTACTCAAGGAAGTAGAAATGTTTTTCAAAGGTAACTTTAACGTCTAGGATTTATTATGGCTACTTCGGGAACTACAGCATTTGATATGGACTTCACGGAAATCGCGGAAGAAGCGTGGGAACGTGCGGGCCGTGAGATGCGTTCTGGGTATGACTTAAGGACCGCTCGTAGGTCTATGAATCTAATGACAATCGAGTGGCAGAACCGTGGGATTAACCTTTGGACTATTGATGAAGGCACGGTCAGTCTTGTAAAAGGCACGTCTGAATACACTCTACCTACAGATACAATAGATTTACTTGACCAAGTTATTCGGACAAACGCAGGAAACGCATCTACACAATCTGATCTTACCATAAGTCGTATAGGTGTGAGTACTTACGCGGCTATCCCTAACAAGTTAGTACAAGGTAGACCTATTCAAGTTTGGATAGAACGACTCGCCGCTGCACCAAGTATTAATCTTTATCCTGTACCTGACAGCAACGACTATGTATTTAAGTATTATCGTATGCGTAGAATAGAAGATGCAGGTAGCGGTGTTCAGACTGCGGATATGAACTTTAGGTTTTTGCCGTGTCTTGTAGCAGGTCTAGCTTATCATATAGCTATGAAGGTTCCCGACCTTGCAGGTCGAATTGATATGCTCAAAGCAGCATACGAAGAACAGTATACCCTCGCTGCAGGTGAGGATAGAGAGAAGACCTCAGAACACTTTGTTCCTCGTGTAGGGAGGATTTAGTGTCAAAAGCTTTTGCATCCCTTAAAAGAGCCATAGCAGAATGCGATATTTGTGGGTTCCAATTTAAACTTAGAGAGTTACGCAGTTTGGTTGTCCGTGGACGAGATACAAATACGCTTGCGTGTATTGAATGTTGGAGTTCAGATCACCCACAGAACAAGCAAGGTATGTATCCTGTAAGAGACCCTCAAGCAATTCGTAACCCACGCCCCGATTTTGCAAGTCGTGACAGTAGCAGAAACATACAGTGGGGATGGAATCCTGTAGGGGATAGCAAAAACTTTTATGGGCTAGCAATTAATAATCTACAGGCTACAGGTGCAGTAGGTGAAGTTACAGTAACGACGGGATAAGATATGAATTATGCTTCTCTTAAAACAAACATAGAAGATATATGCGAAACGTCTTTTACGGCGGATCAACTTGCATTGTTTACACAACAAGCAGAAGAAAAAATACTTCAAGCTGTAGATATACCCGCATTACGTAAATTAGATGACGGGCCTTTGTCGGGTACAAACAAACTCTACACATTACCTACCGATTATTTGTACACGTACAGTATAGCTATCGTAAACAGTAGCACACACACATTTTTGTTAAACAAAGACGTTAACTTTTTACATGAGGCGTACCCTATCAATACTAGCGCTCACCACGGTGTACCTAAGTTTTACGCT